ATCTGTTGTAGACTCTGTGGGTTGTTTATGAAATTGTTAATTGCTTCTACCTGATAGTCACGTAGAATAATATCTTCACCTTCTGCTGGATGACCCTTGGGCCATACAACGCCTTGATCTTTCCAATAGTTCTCTGTTACTTGCGGGAAACTAAATTGTACAGGATGTCTGTTATCTTCAATGTCGATAATCTGTACGTTATTTTTTTGTAATACATCAACAATAACATCAAGATGATTAACGTACCCTGTACCGCCAATACCAAAGAAAGCAACTTTACCGTCCCATCGTCCCAGTTTATACTGGGGCATGTATTTTGCATATGGCACTTCAAACTTAAGAGCATTGGCGAGCTTTCGTCGTACATCTACATCAAGTCCTTCTAACTTTATGTTTACTTCATCTTCGATTATTAGTTTACATGATGCCATTAAATTTTCTCTATAGTATTCCGCTTCCAAGCACTAATTTCGTTATCATAATGAATAACTAAGTCTATACCTGCTAGAAAAGAATCTGTTTTACCTTGTGGGCTTCTGCTACTATCTGTAGTAATAGCAGCACTAGGAATCCAGTCGCTTTTAAGCAGAGGCTTTGGAACTTTATTGTTACTAATATACACTATTTTTGTATTCTTGTCAACCGCATTGTTTAGATTATGCTGCTTAATGTATTGGTTAAAATCAACGCCGTCAACAGTGTTATCTAGTCTAAACATTACAGAACAACTCTCATTTGGAATTATTCCGTTAAATGCTTTGTGGAATTGTGTTAATTCGCTATGACAATGTTTTTCAGTTAATACTATAACTAACGGAAATCTATAAAGTTCAAGAATACTTTCAGCAAGATTTTCAATTGTATACTGCTGTGGATCGATTTGAACTTGTGTTTTTGATCTCGTAACAATGCGTTGTGACAATGATGTCAAAGATCGCATACTCTGTTTTAAATCGTCATCATCAAAATAATGTATACCAAACTTTTCTTTTTGATCATAGTACTGATATAAATTATCGATATTTGGTTCACCAATACTGCTTAATGCATAATTAAAACTTTTCTCGTGTAAATTTTTTAACTTAAATCCATATATACCTGGTAAATAATTTTCTTTGTTATTTTTCATATTGACCAACTTTTCATAATACTCCTTTAATTGTTCTTCTACTTCAAAACTATTTGTTTCATTAAACACTGATAGTATTTCATATGCTGTAGTTTCGTTGAATGGAAAGTAGTGTATTTTTTCTTGTTTGTCGTAGTCTCCGTCACCAAGAGAACGTTTTATAGCATCAATACTACTAATAAGTTTCTTTTGGAAGATAAACCGTACTGCAATAAACGGAGCCTTGTCAGCTTCATAAACTCTATTAGGTCCTTGATGATCCACAAGTTTAATCCAACGACTGCGATCTACTTGACGCAAAGGCATACGTAATTCTTCAAGAGCAAGATCAATATGGTATCCGTTGCTCTCAAACTGATCTTTATAGTGTAGAACTTTTTGTCTAGCAAGCTCACACTGTCTGTCAGTATAAGCAGTGCCGCGAAATGTTTGTCTTGCAAGACTAGTTACAAGATTGTAATCGCTGCGTTCTATATTAAATTCGCCGTTTTGCTCCTGCAGACCGACAAGGATTTCAATGCAATCTTCTACTGTTTTCATGTATACAGTATAGCTTAGTTTAGCTTAGAAGTCAAGCGTTTAAGTGGTAACCCTGATGCAATTTCTTCAACAGTAAATTCAGTCCATGCATAGTCGTTAAGCCACTGCTGTCTGTCTGGCAAAGGGGGATTGTCTAAGTTTGTAAGACTTTTAATACTTACATCGTATGCTAGGCTACCTGTGTTTGTATATGCAGGTATACCCTCTATTACACTGTGTATACCCGGATTTGATGTCCAACTAATTGTACAGTATATGTCGTTAAAGTCCATATCAAAGTCATCATACGATCCAGGAATATGTTTAGGTACTTGTCTAATTACGTTTTTAAATTCTCGTTCGATAGCAGGCAAAGGACAACGAGGATGCGGACGAAATATAATAGGACGATCTGAATGCGTTTGTACACTTTGTATCATATCCAGTACCCACTTACTCATACGAGGCTGATTACGCCACTGTTCGCTGCGCTCGTGTTGTCCTGCTATAAGCACATATTTTCCGTTAGTATTCCAAGGCTTCAATTCGAGTCCCAAGTTACGTACACGTATATCATCCATACCAGTAGGCCCAAAATAAGCATCCCTGTTAATTCCATTTAGTCCTACCTTCCATGTTGTTCCACGTTTAATACCACCAACTTCTAGGACCACCACCGGTTTGGATTGTGCCAGGTTCCTGTCCCAAATAACTTTATTCTTAGCCATTCTGCCGCTCCAAAGAACGCTCCAAATAACATCAACATCGCCATTAGGATCATTCCAAACAACATCATGGCCGAGAGACTTAGCACCATTAGCAAATGCATTAAAAACTTCTCTACTGTTAAGCGCACCATAATTTGTCCATAGACTAAACTTCATACTTAAATACTTCCATATAACATATTTACACGAGGAACACAATGCCGTCAATAACTGTGGTTACAACATTTCATCCAGAAGGATATAGAAAATACGGAGAACGATTTTTAGAAAGTTTTGCTAAAAATGTAGATAAACGTATCAAGTTAATAGTATATGCAGAAGGCATTAAGCCTCGCAATCCAGATCCAACAAGAATAGAAATATTAGATCAAGTACAAACATTGCCTAAACTAGTTGCATTTAAAGAACGTTGGAAAGACGATCCTAAAGCAAACGGCACACCGCCTCCTGATATTAAACGTAGACGTAAAGATTGGGATAAAGCATTTAAGTGGGATGCTATACGCTTTGCTAATAAAGTTTATGCAGTATTTGATGCATGTGAAAAATCTAAAGATTGGTGTGTGTGGATGGATGCAGATAGCTTCATTCACAGTCGTTGGGAATATGAAGACTTTGCACAACTACTACCGAACAATACTTATATCACATATGTTGGCAGAGGTAAAGGATCACAGACTTGGCCAGAGTGTGGATTCTACGGTATGAATCTAAATCATCCTGTGTGTCACAGTTTCTTAGAAGACTTTGAGCGTATGTACGAAGATGCAGAGAACGGCATCTTTAAGTTAGAAGAATGGCACGACAGTTATGTGTTTGGCGAGCTGCTAAGGAAATATAGCGAGTTTCCATCACACGATTACAGTGCAGAGATGTATCTCAAAGAAGCAAAGTCAGGCGGTGGAGGGCATCCGTTAATTAATGGTCCACTAGGCAAGTGGATGGATCACATGAAGGGCGGTCGCAAAGACAAGGGCAAGAGTAACACAAAAGACATTATGGTAAATAGAACTGAGGACTATTGGAGATCTTAATGAAGCCATTTTTGTTTGATGTAATGAAAGATATCATCGGCGACGCTAACTGCAAATTTATTGGAGAAATAGGTACACACAAAGGCGGTACTGCTAAACAATTTATTGAATTGTTTTCTCCTAGAGTTAAGAAATTAACTTACTATGGATATGATGTATTCGATGCTGACAGTCCTGATATTAACTTACACAAGAAAGAACGTAATGGCAAAGCTCCTGCTGCCCTTAAAGCAGCAGAAGCAACCCTTAATAAAATGAAGCTTCTGCATAAAAACTTAAACTATAAACTTTTTAAAGGTTATACAACTGATACCCTAGAGTCAACAGCATTTGATTTTGTATACATCGACGGCGGACACAGTTACGAAACAGTTAAGCACGATTATGAAAAAGTTAAGAATAGTAAAATAATTGTGTTTGATGATGTAAAAATTACTGGTGTTAATAAGTTTATAAACGAGTTAATAGATCAAGGACTTGATGTAGAAATTGTTAAAACTCAAACATCTAAACACGTATGGGCAGTAATTAGAAACTAATATGCTGTCTCATATGACGCCAGCATGTGCCATCTTCTAGTTCACTAAACTTCCAATGAAACATACTAATGCGTTCTAGCCAACGCTGTCTGTCAAACTCTTGGGGCGATTCAATTTTTTCAAATCCGTGATGTGCTACTTCTGCACATTGACTTGTTGTAGGATCAGTTATAAAGGCGCTGTAACCTCTAATTAAAGGTCCTACAATGCTACTACTGTTATGATTAACTACTGCCCAACAGTCCTTTAAGTCAGCATCAAACGAGTCTCTATTAGTGCTTAAACGCACATCTTTAATGTTGCGTAGCATTTGCTGTATAGCACCTGCTTTGCGATTAGTTTCATTATCTTTAGGATGTAATCTAATTACAATAGGTCTGTCTGAATATTTTCTAATACTATGACATACATTTACTAACCAAGTTTCTAATGGTACTTTACCCATACTCCAGCCTTGATTGCGTTGAGCACAAATTAAAATATGTTTACCATTAGTCTTTAATGTCTCTAAATTAATATTACAGTCTTTACTAATCTGTTGCCAACGTTTTGTATCTGGATCGGTGTCGCAGTATATGCCAGTGTTAGGAAATATACCGTCAAAACTGTAACGCAAATAGTGATGTGGTTGATTAGTTTTATTAGCATAAAGAAATAAATTAGCATCTGCACTAACAACATGCTTATTCTTAGTACGGTCAATCACACTTTGACGTAATCGCAAGTGAGGTGCATTCTTACCACGCTCGTGCTGCCAACCCTGTATTACACCTACGTCAGCATCAATTAAACTAGTACCTCTATGCAATATACCTGTGTCGCCTGTAGCATTTACGCCTTGTACAAATTTGGTAAGTATGTCAAATTTTTCTTGGCTTTTATTTTTGCTAGGTACTACATCATAGTAACTAACTACTTTCACTTAACCATTTCCCAGGCATAGCCGCTCATCATTTCTTCACGGTTAAACTGACAGTAACTTAGATGACACATTAGTGCGTACATCTCGTCTTTGTCAGGCATATTAAGATTTTCAACTTCTGCTAATCTTGTATTACAAACTGCTGTAGCGCAATTAGGTCCAAGTGCAATAGCAGGTTTACCAAAGTTTAAAGCCTCTAATGCTGCAATACTATTGTATGTTACAACACAGTACACATCTTGTGCCATTGCTGCTTCTAAACTTTGTGTAGTAATGCGATCTCTGCGATCTGGCTTTAGTCTAATCTCGATAGGACGGTCAGTGTACCTACGTAGTTCTGCACTTACTTGTTGCACCCATTCTTCAGGGCTTGGTTGATCCCAAAGCATCATAACCTTTTCGCTAGGCGGTACAAGTAAAATCTTTTTACCTTCGTCTTTAAACTTTTTGTACTTCCAATTTAACAATCTATCATCTGGACGTTCAATAATAGGTTGTGTATTTTGTAATTCGTTTTTAGTTACACGATGCCAAATTTTAGCTTTGCTGCCTTCGTTGCCAAAGTACCCTGTATCAATAGCATAAAACTCTCTTCCAGTTTCCCAGCAGTGTTTGATTGCTTTACGACTGCCGCCACCTAGTCCTCTAATGATTAATGGAGTATCAGTACGCCTTTCTGTTTTCCAGTCGCTTAGTTTGCCGCTGCTACCAATTACGAAACTTTGTAAATATTCATCATACTGTAGTCCGTCCTTGTGATTAGCAATTCCTTCCTCAGGATCAATTGCTGCATTTTTATGAATGGTACCTTTCATAAATTTATTTTGAATAACTTTCATTGCTTCCTCCTGTGTAAGTCCATAATATTTTCCAGTAGGATCAATTGGTCCTGTAATTAATGTATGCACTGCTTGCTTAATGTCTTCTGGTAAGGTTAGTTCGTTAAATTTTGATCCTTTGGATTTTGCTAGATTAACTTTTTGTTCTGCACCTTTAATACTTTCTATTAGATACTTACGTTCTGCTCTATAATACTCTAAATTGTATTCGCAATCTTTGTACTCTTCAAACCAGGGGCCACCTTCTGTATAATGAATAAATTTAGGGTTACCGTCTTGAGGTTCGTTATACCAACCAACTAACCAGTTCCACTCGTGACTTAATGAACCAATTTCATTATCATTTAGCCAACTAAATCTATGTAGATACTTGCCATCAATTTCTGGATCATTTACTAACTCTTTGGTTAGCTTTTCATTTGACGGGTGAGAACAATTAAACAACACCATACTACTCCAGTTTTTACGTGGATATACGTGCTGCTCTTTACCATCCATTTTAGTTTTGTTTTTTGGTGTATAGTCGTGTTGCGCACACATTACAGCATACTTGTCGTCTGCTAAGTCAAATAGATTTTTAACATCTTCTACCGCAATAAAGTCACAATCAATAAACAATGCCCAGCCATCGAACTCTGCAAGCTCTGGCACAAGAAAACGTGTAAATGTAAATTCTGTTGATGCAAGTTTATCGCTTTTACGCCAGTACATTCCTTTGCCTTTTAGTTGACGTTGTTTTAAAGGAATAACTTCAATATCAACACTAGCAGTATCTAATAAGCTCTGCTTACATGCTTGGTATGCGATATCTTCCCGACTGTCCCAGCCTACATAAATCCTAAGTGGTTTCATTAATCTCTTCTTTCAATGTCTTCTTCGTAGCATACACCCCATTGTATTTCGAGTATATGTGCATTCTCTGTTCCTGGATTACTTGCTTTGTGCCAAACTTCCACGCCTATTTCATATGGTCTATTATGTGCTTCTAAATGTGTAATGTTTTTAATTGCATTATACTCGGTGTCCATTTTTACTATACCTTGCAGTACTTGCCATTGTTCACTACGTTCAAAATGTTTTTGATCACTTAGTGCTTTGCCTGGATAGATTACAAGCTCTTTTACTTTATAACCTTTGTCTGGAACATCATCTAGCACACGCCAATAACCCCATTCGCGTTCTGTCTTTTGTGTTTTCCATTCGTCAAGTATCCAACTACTGCTGTTAGCTTTATTGCCGCCGCCAACTTTCCACGCAAACTCTACATCAGGATGATCTCCCCAAGTTTCATATTCTGGTGTTGTTTTATTTGTTCTATCGCCGCCGTTGGCAAATATTAATTTCCAACTAGTTGCCTTTGTTGATAATACTTGTCCTATAGCAAGACATGCTGTATCGTCGTTATCGTCAAATGCAATAACTTCGTCTACACACGCAAGTTCTTTTATAATAGCAGCACGTTCTTCGATAGGCATAAACGGTCTGCCTTTTTTACGAGTTAGCCAACTATCACTGTTGACTCCGACAACTAAGTGATCGCCAAGTTCTCGTGCTGCTTTAAAATATGCAATGTGTCCTGAATGTAGTGGGTCAAAGCCACCTGTAACTAATACTACTTTGCTCATGCAAATATTTATTGCATGGCAGCGAGGTCTTTTATTTCTTCTGGTTGTAGTACAAATTCGTTAATAGCTTTTTGATAATTTTGTTCTACTAAGTTGTTGTATGTATCGTCGCTTAATGGACTAAACTCGTCATCCCAAATATAGTTATAATCTTTTAGGAAATGCTTTCCTAGTTTTGTTTCTTTAAAAAGTATAGGTAACGATTTTGCAAATACGCATTCAATAAATCTATATGACCAAGCGTACTCGTGATCGTACCAGGGGCCTTTATGATTAGGTACTAACCCATATTTTGTAGAACTAATAATTGAATAATATGATTTATCAAACTGATATTTTACTTTAGGATCTCTGCCGTTAAAACTATTCTTAATATAACTATTTTTAGATTGATACTTTTCTAATAGTTCTTGTCTGCCTTTATCTTCAAAATGTCCAATAAAACAAAAGTCATAAATTTTTTGTTTTGATAACTTGTTTATTTCTTCTATGTAACTTTTAGGATATTTTAACCCTATCTGTTTGCCATTAAATTCTACATAACCGTTTTGATGATTTATTTTTGTGTTAGTATCGATAGCACTAAAGTTAATACCTTCTTCTTGTATTGCTTGCTTTAATAATCTAAATTGTAATAAATCTCTGGGCTTAGTCATTTAATTCTAAAAACTTTTCTTTTATGTGGTTTAGGTCAGGTAATGTTGGAGTACAGAATTCTACATCTTCAATATCTTTATAAGGCTTAAAATAATCTGTACATTGCACAGAACTATAATAATCTCTAAATTTTATGTCATTACCTTTTAATTTGTTTGAATACTTTACCCAAGCTGCTGGTATTCCATACGCATGAGCAGCAATAATACCATGTAACGAGGTAGATATAATTGATCTACATTTTGTAATTTCTTTTGCAACTGCTATAGGATCATTGTTAGTAAGTTCAATTATTTTATGATTAGGATATTTTTCAACTATGTCAGCGTGATCAACATAATGAGGCACAATGCCAACATCATATTCTTTTTTACTTTCATTACAAAATTCTGGTAGCAACAAAGCCGGATCGCCGTATATACTAGGGCAAGTGCCTCCACAAGCAATTACTCGTTGTCTAGTTAAAGGACCTCTAACAAAACGATAGTCTGCTTTAGGATTTAATTGATGTTTACTATGCATACAACCACTTCCTAACACTATCATATTATCAGTTGCTTTGTGAATAATTGAACCTATACTCATAGCATTTCCTTGCTCTGGCTTAGGTACCATTTCGTAATTTACATTATAATGGTCTAATATATAAGGAGTTAATATATCTCCAAAATTAGGACGACTGTTGGACCAAAAAACTTTATACATCTAAGTATTTCCTATATACATTCAAATACTTATCAGTTTCTTTTTGTTCACCTTTTAAAGTTAAGAACGCACTTGAGTTTCTGTTCTTACCAATTGCCATCCATAGAGGATCTAATTTTTCAAATTTATAGTCATCAGCTAATTGATTAAGGACAGTTTGATCTCTGCCCCATTTCCAGTTGTCTACCGGAATACGATTTAATTCTCGTGCATATTCTTGCCTAAAACCGTTGTCATTAAATACAACAAACCCTGCAAGCCATCTATTTTCTTTGTGGTGTTTTAAAACATATTGCTTTTCAAACAGACGTTCTATTGCTGTTTTGCCAATTTTTCTAGTACAAATACTATCAGCATCGAGTGTGATTACACGTTCATTTTTTGAAAATTTATTTTCTACTGCTAAAAATCTAACACTTTGTAAGTAAGATATTTTTGCAGTGTCTGATGCAAAATCTTTTGTTTCGTAGGTAATACTTACACCGTCTAATGTATTATCCTGTGTAGGATTTACAACGTGACAGTGTAAGTTTATCCATGGGTTATGTCGCCGTATACTTTGTAATAACGGAGTTGCCCAAGTGTTGTAGTAAGTTTGATCGCAGCCAATTAGTACATTATAGAGTAGCATCTTCCATGCCCGCTACACGTAATTTAACTACGTTTGTAATTTGCCACTGCTTTTGATCAAGTGCCTTAAGAACACCTAACCATTTGTTACGCATCAGTGCAAACTCGTTGATAATCTTTTCGTAGTCAACAACGTCTGCCTCACCGTCAACGTATTTTTCAACGTCGCGGCTTGACAGAGCTCGTTGATAGTTTTCGAGATATTTCTTAAAATACGAGCTACGCAATCTACGTAGCTCGATATTTAAGTAGTTTAGAATGGCTTCAATTTCTTGAAGTTGGTTAAAGCGATGTTCAACAATGCCCGGCATAGAAGCCGCTGACTTTTCAATATTACCTGTAAGTTTACACTCATAACGAGCAGTTGTTAACTCGTTCTCAAAATGTGCAATTGCATCAGGTATTTTGTTAATGTCTCGACTTACTTCGCTATACCAACCCATACTTTAATCCCATTCTTCTTCTTCAAGAACATCATCTTCATCTAAGTCTAAATAGTAATTGATAGCATGATCTAATGCAGAATCGTGACCTAAACAGTTAGTAAAAGTGTCATCGCCTGTACCAAAATCTGCCATTAAATCTACAAAACGCTCAGCTGCCATTTCTATATGTTTTTTATCAAGATACTCTTTAAACATATTCCAGATATCTGCGATCTGTTCTTCTTCCATAAGTTACTCCTCGATAGGTTGTAAGTTATCAACATCAATATCTTCGTCGACATCTTCGTTGATATCCTCATTAGAGGTATTTACCACCCGTGACTCTTTTACGAGGAAATCTGACATAACTTTGTCAAGGTTTTCACCAATCCACTTTTTACGATAGTCAAGAATCTCTTCACCATCAAGTGTAGTGTATGCAAGTCTATTACCAGACTTTTTAATAATGTCTTTTGCTTCAAACAATTCAAGCAAACCACTATATGGATTCATACCAGTTTCATATGGAATCTTAACTTGTACACCTTCGAACGGTTTAGCATAACGTGTTTTCATAACTTTACAGCCTGCACGAATACCCATAACCTGGCTAATCTTATTGCCATCTTCATCTTCTTTTAGTTTCAATTTCTTCATTGCAACTACGATACTTGATGCATAGATAAAGCCTTGTCCGCCACTAATCTTATCATCTGGATCAAACATATCCTGTGATGCATAAGTGTGGTTAGTACACACTAAGCCTACATTGTGTGAGCCAATCATGTTAACTGTGTTACGTACTAGTGATGTTAGTGCCTTAGGCTTACGACCCATATCACCTTTCATATCACCTTTGTTAAACTGATCAACGTCTGTAGGTGTTAGCAACATACCCAAACTATCAATTACAAACAATACTTTAGGACGGTCTTCTTCAGGCATAGCCTTATAGTCTGTCATAAACGTACTGATAGTCTTTGCTACATCGTCAATCATTGACATGTTTAGTTTAAGTAGTTTTTCTTCTGATGTGTCTACGTCAAGTGCGTGTAGCCACGATTCGTCAAGTGCGTTCTCTGAGTCAATAAGAACTACAAAGATGCCTTGCTTCTGTGCTTCTTTTACAATGTTGCCTGCACAGATATATGATTTACCTGCACCAGACTCACCTGCAAACACAGTTACCTTACCCATTGGAACACCTTTATTAAAGTCTCCTGAGATAAGATAGTTGAGTGCGTAGTTTCCTGTACTAATCCAATCAGTAGGATCGTTAAATCCTGCACTCATACCTGAAATAGATTTTGTCAACGAGTTACGAAACTTCGTTGGATCGAATGATTTATTCGCCATTTGTTTCTCCTAATCTAAAAAGCTGGGCAAGTATAAAGGGTTGCATCTAGACAATGCAACCCTTTTAGCTTGCTCTATTACTGACCTTGACGTGCGCGAATCATTGCAAGAATGTCTTGCGCATTGCCGCCTTCTGCAGGTGCTGCTGGAGCAGATTCTGCCGCTACTTCTTCGTTAGACTTAAAAGGAACGTCATCTTCTACTGCTGGAGCAGGTGCTGCTGCTGGCGCCGGAGTTGATGCTGCTGGCGTAGATGATTGCGTATTTGGATCACCTGTACGCTGTGCCATGCCTGCTGGACGGAAGTATTGACCCCATTTGTCCATGTCAAATGCTTCACCGTCTACTGACGCTTCAAACATTTCTTGCATGACTTTGATTTCAACTTCGCCTGGCTTTTTAGGTAGGAAGTCACTTAGATTAAACAATCCGTGTGTATTAACTGCTCCCATTTCTGCATCACCTAGTGGACGATCTCTACGAGCCCAGTTAGATGTTGAATAGTCTGCATAGCCGCCTTTAGATGTTTTGTTAAGACGGAAGTCTACACCTGCTGTGTAATCTGTTGGCAGTTCTTCCATATCTGGATCCATAAGCGCCTGCTTAATGATATTGAAGATTTGCGGACCAATGATAAATCTACGGATTGGATTTTCCGGAGTAGTGTCCTCGCTTAGTGGATTATCTACAACAAAGCCTTGGAAAATATACGAACGCTTTTTCCAGTACTTACGACCCATGTCTTCGAGACTTGCGTCTTTAAACCAGCCACGTACTTCGTTGAGAATGTTACATGTCTCACCATACATTTCCATACATGGAATTTGTACTTGTACTGGACGAGAATCAGTTTGTCCTTTAACACCTGCGAATGGAAGTTTAATTACCAAACGCTCTTGCCAAAAGAATGTGTTATCAGCGTTGCCATCAGGAAGGAAACGTAGCGTAGAGCTATCGCCTTCTTTCATATTCCAAAATGGGTAAATGCTGTTGTCGCCACCGCCTGAACTGCGGTTGTTGTTACCGGACTCTTGCTCTTTGAGCTTTGCTCGGATTTCTGCTAATGATGCCATAGTTAATGCCTCCTAAAATGTTATGCCTATGTGCAGTAGCTACATTGCTACTAGTGCCTGTTTTGTTTGTAGCACAGTTATTAGTATATGCTCTACTACAAACAAAGTCAAGTCTTTTCTTAAAAAAACTTGCAAAAAATCAATGGACTAGTTGTCCAAATGTATTTAGCCAAACTATTAAAGTCCGGCTAAATCTGTAATTCTACTTAATTCTTCGTTGCTTTCGCCAAACTTTGCACCAACCTCGTCGTACATGTCATGCACTAGATCCATTACTGATGTATCTAAGCCCATTGGTTTTTTACCTTGGATTAGTTCAGCAATAGAGTAAAAGTCTTCTAGTTGACTCGCAATCATTCTTACGTCTTCGTCATAGCCGCCTTTTCTTGCGTCCTGCATTTCTTGTTGCTTTTGTTTAATCATGCCAGTTAGTTTTTGCATGACCTTTTTGTCAGCATCGTTTAGTTTACGATCTTCTTCTTGCATATCGGTGTCTCTATAGCCCATTACTTCTGCTACTTTGTTGTTGATTTGTTCAATAAACTGTTTAGCAGGTTCAATGAATTCTTCGCCATAGTCTTTTTCCACCATAGTAAGAATTGCTGTTTCACCTTTTGGAAACTGTCCTGTTTCACGATCAAAGTATGATAGGATAAACTCGCCTAGTGGAGTCTTTTGTTCTTTTTTATCAGCCTTTTCAATTCCACCATCTGGTGTCATTTTAACATCGATTGTGTCGTCAGCTTCTTCTGTATCTTTTTCTGCAAACTGACCCATTGATTTTTCAAATGCTGATTCCAATTCTAGTTCTTCTGGTACACAGTTAGGAACTTCTTTGCCGCCTTTTTTCTTCATACCAATCTGCTTGTAACCCTTCCAGCAAGGATCATCGGCTTCTGCCATTAGATCGTCTGCTGATAGTTCTTGTGCCTTAGTAGCTTCACTTACTAGCTTGTAAATGTAAGGAAATACGTCAGCTAGTTCTTCATTAAATTGTTTAATAGTAAGTTGATCAATCCAATTTTCAGCAACATCACTTGGAACATCTTCCATTACTGCTGGAGCAAATGCTTCAAATGTTTCTTTGTAGTATGACGGACGTTGTAATGATTCAAGAGTCTTTTTAACTGTGGCAATACGTGCTTTAACTACATCTACATACTCACTTAGGCTTTCTGCCATTACAGCACTACGGCCCATGTAAGATTTAAACTTGCGTAGTTTGCTCATTTCTTCTGACATGCTAACAATATGCTTGCCAAAATCATCATATGCGTTGCCGCCTTCTGCTACGTGACGTGTCATTGCTCTTGCACCTGTTAAATGCTTATATGGATACTTAAATCTTTCACCTTCTGCACTTTCAATGTACAAAGAACCAACTTTCTTTGCTCTGCCACCTGGTGCTTCTTGATCAATACTTTCAGTATGTTTGATCATTAAACGTGCTCCATCAAAGTCTTGATAGCTCACTTTTGATGTGCCATATAATTTAGATTCGTTCATGTTTTCGTCCCCGCCACGGTTCTTTGCTAAAAATTTATAATCTCTACTGTTTAAATTTGATTTAGTAATATCTCTAGTATCAAATGTTAATGCT